GGAGTACGGCCCACCATCCATGCTGGCAAAAGATAAGACGCAAATTCTGATTTGGTATGCCTGGGTGGCATGTTCACTATTAAACGACTAATTTTTCCCGTTGCAAGGTCATTAAATTTTTTTGCAATGTGTCTGTGATGCGCTCCTTCGACAAATTCAGGCCAAACACACTTAACAAAGCTTAAAAAATCGTCTTTTGCCCTATTTTGTATCTTTTTTTCAGCGTATAAAACTTGAAGTTGTCTAAATTGCTTTCTAATGTCGGCTGGAAGCCTACTAATATCAACGTTATTTAAATTCATAAAAATTTTTTAAAATTTTTTGCATCTTTTACGATGTTCAAAATGAATTTACCACCATTAACTCTCTAAATCAAGCAATACAACCTGAAGTAGTGGGACCCCTTTTAAAAAAAAGGGGGGATGGGGGTCCGGCCGGCCGGAAATTCAACTTATGGTTTAGTATCTCTATTTGATTTAGGGAAAGTGGAGCCGGCGATCATGTCGCCGGATCCGTTGGTTGATGATTAGTCTAACAAGACTTGATATGCTTTGGCATTATTCTTTATAAACCAATCAATACGATTACGTACAGTCTGCCAGTGTCTGCTGTTGCCTTCACCGTGTAACTTGTCATCAGCAGTTGCTAACATCTCGGCTATAAATAACTCGTCGTGTTTCTTCGCTTCTTCATCAGTTAACTGAATAGATTCACCATTAAATCTATTTGATCTGATGTTGTGTGTTTGTGTATTTGTTTTCATAATAGTTATCCTACATTATCCATTGTCATTGTCAACTGGTATAATTCTAGTCTTTGTTGCCATATATGGTACTCGTTCGTGTTGATCATTATTATTCCATTGATATCTATAACTCTCATACTTTTCTTTTTCAACTTTAATTGGAGTTTCAAGAGCCTGGCGTCTTGGTGCAATAGCCACGATACTAGTTATATGTTCTCTAATAAAATCCATTAAACAATTATTGCCACAAAAGTAATTAAACATATAATATTGCTCGTGACTTCTATAATTACTATTGTGTTTTATTTTAATAGTTCTTAAAACTTTATTATCCCCTGAACCACGAACCCTTGATTGTGTTGGTTGTTCGTGACACACCGGACCGTGACACCAATTATAGTCGCTCATATTTTTTACTCCTAAAATATAAAGCGCCGGCAATTACCGGCGCAATTATTATGATTAATAATGTTGTTGGAATACAAATCATTTAATACTCCATTGAGTTATTTTATCAGTTGCATTTCTGTATTGATCTTCACCAGCTAGTTCAGTCGCGTCTAAATCTAAAAAAGTCAAAACTTTATGACCAGCTTGTGCAACAAACTCTCTACACTTGTCATTCCACTTTGCTTTTCTTGTTGTGCTTTCACCATTTAATTTTGTGAAAGTAATTGTAAATGTTTTATTGTTTTCCATTTTATGCCTTTCTGTTATTAAGGGATAATCCCATAAATTATCCCTTAAGTAAATAGTCTATATGCCCAAAATAGGTTTTTAACTATTTTGTTGTTGTTGTTTCTCGTATAACAACCTTGCCTTTATTTTATCCTCTCTTGTTTGGTTTTTGTTTTTCATACCTTTAATCCTATCAGCAAGATTTTTAGGATTATAAATAACAAGGCCGGTGCTATTAGTTCTGATTATTTCTGCCTCAGTAATATTCAAACCAAGTTCAGTACAAAGTTCTAATGCTTCATCTAAATATTTATAACCTTTTAGACCGACTTTAATTTCTTTCATCTGATCTAAAATAGATTTAATCCATTTGTGATGTGCCATAACAAATTGACCTTTTACCTGTTTCCAAGAAATTAAAAAATTAAACTCTTGTTCAGTACACGCAATAGACCTATCTCTACAATAATTGCTACCAATTAAATCTAATTGATATTTTTCATTCCATTGTTTGCCATAACCAGTATCATCACTACCAAGATATTTATTGTTTGCGTCAACATATTTTGTTCTATGTGGATTGTGTTCTTTACCATCTTGTTCAATCAAAATATCTGGGTTGCAATCTTCTTGTGCTTTAAGTTCATCACGATATAAAGCATAGCTATAAGCTTTATTCTCACTATAACTATTACTACTATCGCCATCAAACTCGCCATTTAAACGAAAGTCAAAATGTTCTTCAATATTTTGTTCTTTCATTATTGGATTGTTGTCATAATCCCTATCTTCTACTTGTCCTAAATAATGAAAATGAAAACAACTATCCTTTGCGATTGTTGAAACATTTTCAAACTTGTTTTGTAGATGATATGCCATTTTGACATCTTCAGGCGTATAATGTTTTCTGACAATAGTTTCTGCTAAATTCCAAGCATTGTCATTTAACTCAATTTGATCTGCTTTGAGTTCATCATACTTTCTTTTTTCTTGCGTGTCTTCCTGTTCTGCGTAAACACGAAGTCTATTACCAATTTTATTTCTGTACTCTTGGTTCAGTCTTATTCTACTCATTGTTTTCCTCTCTTTCTATTTGTTCTTTTAGCACTTTTTCTTGTTCAAGTAAATAGATTTGCATATCTTTAATTGCAAATAATTTACCATACAAAGATCCGGTTCTTGATATTTTATTAATTGAGTTAGCCATATCAAAAGCATCGCCGGCCTGATTTGTTTTTTTATTTGTTAAAGTACTCATTGTCCTCCTTTATATTTTTTAGAATATTAGCTTTCATTTCTTCTTTGCTCATATTCATTCTTTCTAGTTTTATCTTACCATTTTCATCTGCCATTTCTTCTAACTCATCAATTGGTAAGTTCCACCAATAAGTCAGGTTTTTATTTTTATTTTGCATAAGGTATTAATATCACTTGACAATTAATCTGTCAAGTATTATATAGGATTAATTATTTAAACCATTTATGAGTATTAAATAATGGGACAACTTCTAGTTGTAGCACATCACACCCCGGTTCGCCGGCGTCTTTGTGTTATGAACTAGAACTGATCCCTGATCCATTGGCC